CAGCATACTTCTCTCAAGGAAGTAGAATTGTTGCTAGTTCTCATACATTTGAATATGTTGGTGCTGGTAATCAGATTGTTACTGCTACACCTAAACGTGGTGGTGTTACCAATCAAGAAAATGAAGTTGTTACTGAAACTGGTGGTAAGGTTCTTTATACCAGTACAGACCAAGCAGGTAACTTCAGAATTGGTGATGATTTACAAATCAACCAAGAAACTGGTACAATTAGTGGAAGATCCTTTAGTAAGAGTTTATTCTCAGAAATGACTCCCTTTATCCTAGCATTAAGTTAATATGGCACTCGCACTCAACAGATTTAAAACATATACAATAGAATTGACTACTTCTAGTCAAACTGTATATACTGCACCCACTGGTTATACTGGGATCATTCTTTATGCACATATAACCAACTATGCTGCAGCAGCAACTACTCTTACAATGTCACATAAGAGAAGTAGCACTACAACAGAAATTATTAAAGGAGCAAGTGTTCCTGTTGCTGATGCTTACCTTCCTTTAGGTGGAAAGTTGGTATTAGAAACAAGTGATTCTGTAATTGCACAAGCAGGTGCTAACAGCACTTTGAAAGTTCTTCTTTCAGTATTGGAGACTGCAAATGCCTAAACTTTTAAGTCAACTTAATAGTTCTGGACAAGTAGGTATAGCTAGTGATGGAACCACTCTTGGTAATATGAGTGAGATAAACTTTGAAAGTAATAGAGTTAAATTAAGTGCAACTGGTATTGCTACTGTTACATCAGACCCATTAACAATCATAGGACTATGAAAAACTTTTCTCAATTTATAGATGAGGCAAAGGAAGCAAAGAAATGCCCTGATGGACAGTATTGGTGTTTTGATGACAAGAAATGTAAAAAGATCCCCCGTGGATATCATGTAGGTAGAAGTGGATATTTAGCACATGATCATGATGATGACAGTAAAAATGGTAATGGTAATGGGTCCAGTAACGGTAACGGAAATGGTAATGGCCATTCTGGCAATGGTAATGGTGGGAACGGTAACGGTGGTGGTGGCAATGGCGGTGGAGGAGGAGAATAAATAAATTAACTTTATCATGTAACAAATGGCACAACAGCAAATTAAGTTTACTATCCGTCAGGATGGCACTGTATCTGAAGAGGTTATTGGTGTCATTGGTGATGGTTGTCAAGAATTAACTAAAACTATTGAGGAAAAACTGGGAGATATTTCTTATAGAGAAAAGAAACCAGAATTCTACCAAACAAACACTACAGAAGAAAATGTCACACTTCAGCACCATCAAGACTAAATTAAAAGAAAAGGATGTTTTATTAAAAGCATTATTAACTATAGGACTTCCTGTAGATACTAATCAAGAATTAGAAAATCCTGTGGGGCATGAACATGCTAAAGTAATGTGTGATATTACTTTAGGAACTGATATTGGATTTAGATTAAATACACAAACAAAAACTTATGAGTTAGTAACTGATATTCAAACTTGGAATCATTCAATACCACCTAGAAGAATGATTGAAAAGGTAACTCAAGAATATGCAGCAGAACTAGTAACAAGAGAAGTTAAAAGAAAAGGATTTGAAGTAGAAAGAAAGAACAAAGATGTAGAAAATAATATAGAAATAGTTGCAACACGTTGGGTCTAATAAATATTATTGGAGACCTGTGTTCTACAAATGACGTTAACTGTTAATCTTCCACTGAATATAGAAGTTCCAGACACCCCAACCAAGTTTAAGTTGGGTCTCATGTTTAGAGAAAGTTTGGAAGAAGATAGTGGAATGCTTTTTATATTTGAAGAAGTTGGACAAAGATTCTTCCATATGAAGGATACTAAAATCCCTTTGGATATAGCATTTGTTAAAGAAGATGGGACAATAGAAAGTATAAAAGAATTAGATCCATATAATATTCTTCCTGTTGCATCAGAAGGAGAAGTTCTTTATGCACTAGAAGTTAATAGAGGGTGGTTTACCGAACATAATGTAAAGGTAGGTGATACGGTTATTAATATTGAAGTGAATGAAAATATAGACACTTCTAATTGGAAAGATGAATTTAAACCAACAGAGTATGAATTTACTGATCTCATTAAACCAGATCCAATAGTTTCTCCTAAATCTTCTGTTTCATGGGAAGATATGTCAGAAGCAAGAAAAGTACCATTGAGAAGAAACGGTCAAATTGTTGATACATATTTAAGATGGAGAGGAAATAACTTCATGTTACAGATGTTCTTCCCTCATATAAAGAAACCTTCTAGAAAGGAAGTTCTTGACCAACTCCAGAAAGTATATCCTGGATGTAAACTTTGGAATTATCAAATTTCAGATTACAAACCAGGAGATCCATTAATACAAGTACCTGAATAAGATTATGACTCTTGATGAAGTATATCTTGGTAATCCCCTCCTAAAGAAAGCAAATGTCCAACAAGAATTTACTAAAGAACAAATTCTTGAATTTATGGCATGTAAGAATGATCCTGTATATTTTGCAAAGCAACATGTAAAAATTGTGAGTTTGGATGAAGGTCTAGTTCCTTTTCAACCATATGATTTTCAAGAGAAGTTAATACAAAATTTTCACGATAATAGATTTAATATATGTAAGATGCCTCGTCAGACTGGTAAGTCTACAACATCGGTATCATACTTATTACATTATGCTGTATTCAATGATAATGTAAATATAGGTATTCTTGCAAACAAAGCAGCAACTGCAAGAGACTTATTAGGTAGATTACAAACTGCTTATGAGAACTTGCCCAAATGGATGCAGCAAGGAATCATATCATGGAATAAAGGTTCATTGGAGTTAGAAAATGGTAGTAAAATCTTGGCGGCTTCCACTTCTGCTAGTGCTGTTCGGGGTATGTCTTTCAACATCCTCTTCTTGGATGAGTTTGCTTTTGTTCCCAATCACATCGCTGATTCTTTCTTTGCTAGTGTTTATCCTACTATTACTTCTGGTAAAAGCACGAAAGTAATAATGGTTTCAACCCCTCACGGGATGAACCACTTCTATAGATATTGGCACGATGCAGAAAGAGGTAAGAATGAATATATTCCAACTGATGTGCATTGGTCAGAAGTTCCTGGTAGGGACGAAGTTTGGAAAGAACAGACTATTGCTAACACATCAGAACAACAGTTTAAGATTGAGTTTGAATGTGAGTTCTTAGGATCTGTTGATACTCTTATTGCTCCTAGTAAGTTAAGGAGTATGATATATCAACAACCAGAGACTACTAGTGCTGGATTGGATGTATATGTAGAACCACAAAAGGATCATGATTATGTTATATCTGTTGACGTTGCAAGAGGAGTAGGGAAAGACTACTCTGCATTTGTAGTTGTGGATATTACAGAGTTTCCCCATTCTGTGGTTGCAAAGTATAGAAATAATGATATTAAACCAATGCTTTTCCCTAGTGTCATTAATGATGTTGGTAAAAGTTATAATGATGCATTTGTTTTATGTGAAGTAAATGATGTAGGAGATCAAGTTGCTGCTATATTAAACTATGATTTAGAATATAAAAATCTTCTTATGTGTTCTATGAGAGGAAGAGCAGGGCAAGTTGTTGGTCAAGGATTTTCTGGTAAGAAGACTCAACTGGGTCTTAAAATGTCAAAGACAGTTAAGAAAGTGGGATCTCTTAACTTGAAAACTTTAATAGAATCTGATAAACTACTTTCATGTGATTATGATATAATGAGTGAGTTAACTACCTTTATTCAAAAAGGTAACTCATTTGAAGCAGAAGAAGGTTGTAATGATGACCTTGCTATGTGTCTTGTCATATATGCATGGCTAGTTGCTCAAGATTACTTTAAGGAACTTACTGATCAAGACGTAAGGAAAAGATTGTATGATGAGCAAAAGAATCAGATAGAACAAGACATGGCTCCATTTGGGTTTATGTCAGATGGGATGGATGATACTAGCTTTGTTGATGCAGAAGGAGATAGATGGCATGTTGATGAATATGGAGACCGTTCTTACATGTGGGAGTATATGTAATGGAATTAAATGATTTAAACGTAAACAATGTACTCAATGAAATCCGTCCTTATATTGAAGCGGATGGAGGATACCTTGAGTTTGTTGCAATAGACTACCTTGATGAAGGTGCGGTTGTTATGGTCAAACTTTTAGGTGCATGTTCTACATGTGCTATGAGTTCTATGACATTAAAACAAGGTATAGAGACACATTTACAGGCACAATGGCCTGAAATATCGCAAGTAATACAAGTATAATTTGTTCATTTATTGTTTCCCCTCCGAAAATAGCCTTTTTAATAAATATTTTCAGATAAAAGATAAACTCGGAGAAAAAGAACATGGCGACTCCTCAATTATCTCCTGGTGTTTTAGTCAGGGAGGTTGACTTAACAGTAGGAAGAGCTGAAAATGTATTAGATAATATTGGTGCAATTGCAGGACCATTTGCAATTGGACCAGTTGATGAGGCAACAGACATTTCTACAGAGCAGGATCTCATCAATGTATTTGGTGAACCAAAGAGCACTGATGCCCAATATGAGTATTGGATGGCAGCATCATCATTCCTTTCCTACGGAGGAGTTTTAAAAGTTGTAAGATCTGCTGGCACAACTCTAGCAAACTCAAATGCTGGTACTGACGAAGCAGCAGCAACAATGACTGGTGCGGATAGAATCGACAATTATGACGATTATATCCAGAATCATGCAGAAGCATCAAACTTTACTTTTGCTGCAAAGAACCCTGGTTCTTGGGCAAATAACTTAAAAGTTTGTGTTATTGACGATGCAGCAGACCAAACCCTCACTTTAACAGGAATTAATGGATCAACTGTTGTTGGTATGGCTGTTACAACTGCACTTGATGCTGTTGTAGTTCCTGGTGCAGGTTCAACTTCTGCATTTACTGGATCC